AAAGACAACCAAAACAACAATCCACATCCCTACAAGAGATCGACCGACAACGAATGGTCGACGATAGCGACCGGCAACCCGGCGAGCCTCCGTCGGGGATTTGCGTATCAACCGTGCTCAGTGTGAGGTCGCCCGGCGTCGCCGCCGAAAACGTCGCGATCAACGTATCGTCGACCGCCGTGAACGTGACCGTTACCAACTCGTCTTGAGGCAACACGTACGCGCCTTGCGTGAGCGTCGAAAACGAGCCGTCGACAACGCGTGTGATCTTCGCGTTGCCCGCGTCGCAACGGGCGTAGTAGTAAGTCGCGTCGGGCGAGTCGAGCGTCTGGCAACGAAGCATGACGCCGATATCTTCCGAGCCCGCCGCGGTCGGCGTCACGTACTTCAGTACCGCCTGACAGTACTGATTCGGATATCCGCCGTGCGCCATTACCCAACCGGTTGACGTCGACGCCGCCGAGTACCCGTAGCCTTCGGTCACGTCGAAGTTGAGGCCGCTCGTATTCAACTTTTCGTGAACTTGGCGAAGCGTTTGATCGGCGACGAAATCCTTCGCGAGCGCGATCGGCGCTATGGATGCGTAGTTGCGCAACTGCTACACGTCGAGTTTTTCGCGGGCGAGATCGACAGTCTTGGTTGTGACGTCGGTCAGCTTGTTGATATCGCCAGCGGTAAAGCGATTGTTCGCCGAGTTGTTCCCGCGGTCGGTCGCTTCGGTGAGCTTTTCGGAGCCCGGCAATTGCGGCCCGCTGTCGGCGACTTTGTACGTGATCGACTCGCGCCGCGACAAACCGCTCGCATCGTCTAGGTACTCGACGACGACGACGCAATGCATCCGTTCGTCGATCGTTGCGCCGGATTCGTCGTCAACGAGAAAGTACCGGATATCGAGTTGGTCGCCGACGTAGGTCTGGGTGCTGTTTCTCGCCATTCGTTTTCATTGCTCCAAGAAAGTGATCGAGCCAACGTACGTATCGCCCGCGTTGCCGTCGACTTGTTGCACGGCGAGGACCAATTCATCGGCGACGCCGTCGACGTCGGTACCGAGCGCGTAGAACGGATTGATTTGGCGGCTCGCCGTACTGAGACCCGTCGCGGCGTAACCGCTAGCGATTTGCGTCCCGCCCGTGAGCACTTCGGTCGACGTTATATCGAACTCGATCTGACTATCCGAAACCGACGTCCAGCTAGGCGCCGTGCCCGCGCCGCGCGTCGGGTTCACGAGTAGGCACCACCGAAAGTCGGCGGCGGCGGGCGCCATTACGCTCAAGTCGATCGGGCGAACGGGGCCGAGACGGTCCGTTTTCAGGCGAAGCGCTACCAAGCCAACGGTGTCTGAGCCGCTCGGATCGAGACCGCTCACGCCGCGATCAACGGCGAACGTTTGACCGTTGCCGCGCTCGCCGCCTTCGGCCATGACCGTTGCGCAAATAGCGTCGAGCGATGCGCCCGCGCTTGCCGCGCTGTTTTGCACTTCGTACCGAACCGGAAGATTCGGCGTGCTCATGTAAACCGTCGACAAGATGTTCGCGTGATTGAACTGATGCGCGTACACGATCGATCCGCCAACGACGAACCCGAGCCTAGCGCTTCCTAGACCCAGCCACTCGAAGTCGATAACCAGGATTTGGTTAAGCGACCAATCTAAGTCGATCGAACTCGGGCCGGTCCCGTCCATCGCATCCAAGTTCCAATTGGATTGCTCGACGTCGGTATCCACCGCGCTACCGCTCACGTACGAGCGAACCCTAAACTTCGGCGTAAGACCGTCGAGCACGAAGGCGAGGCCGTTGTCGTCGTTGTAGTAGCCCACCGCTTTTTCGACGTTGGCGACCGCGCTCTTCGCGTTGAAGGTAATGAACGCAAGCTGCGATCGGCCGGGTTCGTAGTTGAACGCTTGCCGCGTTTGCCGAACCACGCGATCGCTTGCGCTCGTCGTTACCGTGAGCCGCGTCGACGCTTCGTTCGCGCGGTACGTTGCGGTCGCCGATCCGACCGTTTTTTCCGACCACAGCAGCGGTTGCGAGTCATAGACCTGTTTCGAGTCGAAGAGCACGTTCGGGTCGCTAACGCGCAACCGACCGAAGGCGTCGTGCGTCGCATCGGCGGGCGTCGGCCGAAGGACGGTCGGAAGTACAGGGTTCGCAACTACGATCGTTGAAGTCATGACATTACCCGGTCAATGCTGGCGAGCGCGCCGCCGGAATACGTGAGCGTTTCGGTCATGGTTTGACCGCTCACAACTGCACCCGCGGCGTTGTACTGAATCGTTGTGATCGTCGATATCGCGCCGCCCGAGTACGTGTACGCGGTCTCGCGGATCTTCGTCGTCTTGCCGTTGTCGGTGTAGATGATCACGGTCGAGACGTTGCCGCCCGAGTACGTGATCTCTTCGTACGAATCTTCGGCGACCTCGTGTACGAGTTGGTCGCGTTCTTTGTGGGCGTCGTCGCTTTCCGTGGCGAGCCCGCTAACCGCGGCGCGAACTCGGATATCGGTCACCCGAACGTCGCCCGTATGGGTGTCTGTATCCGGGCGCTGGATCAGAATCTTGCAGAGGTCGCCTTCTTGCGCGGTAACGGCGAAGTTCGCCGACGCGGCGGTATGGCGATCGGTATCCGAGCCCGGAACGAACGTCGTGACCGTGCCCGTCGCAAGCGCGGCGTTCGAATCTTCGCCGTCGGCGACCGCCAACGAGTCGAGACGCAGATCGATATCGCCGCCGTTGGCGACGCTCATTGCGTAAACCAGTTCAACCGAGAAGTCGCCCGACGCGATGAACTGAAACTCGATCGTGTCGGCTTCGCCTTGCCGCAACGTGAGGTACTCGACGCCGCTCGTTGCGTATTGCCCGCCGTCGGCGGAACCGACCGCGCCTTCGATCGACTCGACGGCGAACGCGCTCTTCGCTTGCCCGGCGGTTAGTACGCCGCCGGTCGAGAAGATCCACGCCTTCGAAAGATCGCCCGTGTACGTGCCCGTCGAGTTGCCGGTCGTATTGCGAAGTTCGATCTCAACGTCGGTTGTCGGCTTGAGTTGCGCAACAGCCATCGCTGCAGACGCGGCGCCGGTACTCCGGTTTTCCTCTTGGTTGAAGCCTTCGAGCCCGATATAGGTCGAGTTGGTAACGTCGTAAAAGCGGTACTTCCCGAGGTCGCCCGACACGCCAACGATCCGGATTTCGGCTTGCAGCGCGTAGGGCGTGTCGGCTTTCAGCGTCCAACGACCGGTGACCGAGTCGTAATCGATATTGCCGTCGCCGTCGGAATCGCCGAGCGTAAACGCCGTGCCGTCGGTCGGCATTGACGGCGACCCCGCGGTCGTGTCGTGACACGTTATGAAACCGCTGACCGTCTCGACCGAGCCGCCGCCGCCTTCGGCGTCAAGTTGCTTGAGCGATCCGTCTGCATGACGGACCCAGAGTTCTTTGCTCGAACTCGGCCCTTCGGCGTGGAAGATCGCGGCTTGTGCGTTCGGCGTCGTCGGCGCGACTTCCGAGACGTCGGCGGTATACGTGCCCGCGTTGCCGAGGTACAGACGCGACCAACCGCGAAAGTCGCCACCGAGCGTTGTCTGATTGTTGCTCTCGGGGCGAAGCGGAATATTGAAGTCAAACGATCCGCTTCCCCACGTCGCCCGGCGAACGTTGCCGAAATACCATTGTGCAGCGTCGTCGGAAGTGCCGACGAGGTAGGAATCCCCGTCGCTATCGAGCACAAGGCCCGTTCCGCCTTCTTGCAAAAAAAGCGCGCCGTATGGGATTCCAACAGTGCCTAAGTCTGCGCCGCCCGCGGCGTTCGGCCGAAGCCCGCTGACCGTGTTGATCACGCGGTCAGCGCGGATCTCGGACGCTGTGATCCGTAGTTGACGCACCCCATTCGTATGGAAGTCGATTACGTCGTCGGCACTCGACAGAATCAGCGAATCGCCGTCAACGTCGAGCACGACTTGCGGCGCGCTCAAGATCGACGAGTGCCCGCGCCCGATCGTCGTCCAGTTGTCGACGCCGTCGGGAGCGAAGAGCGCGACCTCACCCGGGCGCAGAACGACTTGTTGGTCGACGACGCCGTCGATCTTCTTTCCGCTCGGTGGTTCGACCGTGACATCGTTGCCACCCGCTTCGTTCTTTACGCCCTGGATTTGACCGGGGCGATCTTCGGGATCGGCGAGCGTCACGGTATGAGCGGCCGCGGTTGTGTCTTGCCGCGCGATGAGATCCATTACCGGGCCCGCGCCGCCAAAGTTGAGCGGCGCAAGGTCGCGCGCGGCGTCGGTGCTCAACGCTCGGTCGATATCGACGCGGAACGTCGAATACTGCGACAGATCCAGAAACGGCGCGACGCCCGAATCCTGGAAGCCTTGCGCTACCGCGCCGTGGTTCGACTGTAAAACGGAGATCGCGTTTCCGCTCGTGTTGTCGATCGCGCTCGGTCCAACGCGGGCGGCCTCAAGAATGAGGGCGCCGAATCCCGCACTCCACAACACGTTCGGCGTCGCTGGCGGGCCGTCCGTTTGGTTTACCGTGCCGAACTCGGAAACCAACAACGCCCCGAACCCGGCATAGTCGAAGTCGATGAACGGGACCGTCCCGGTGCCCTGACTTAACTGCGTCCCTTCGAGGCGAAAGGGCACCCCGTCGCTGACAGTGACGGGCGTTGTCGCGGTTGCGTTGTTGAGTATCAGCAAGCCGCCCGAGACGCGGCGCAAGCCCGGGAACGTCGCGCCCTCACTGACGTTGATCGCCGTGCGATCCGCCTGTGCAAACGGCGCAATTGGCTTCCCCGACCAAACGACGTCGGTCATATCCCACGCGCCGCTTGGGATCGTGACCGTGGCCAACGAGTCGTCGAACTGGATCGTTCGCAAGCCCTCGACACCGTCGACCGCCGTCATGAGCGTCGACCAATCGTCGTAAACGTTGTCGGCCGCGACGCCGCCCGGGCGGTAAACGAAAACGCTTGTAACGCCGCCGCCGCCGCCGCCCGTCGTCGGTCCTGGACAGATTATGCTCACGCCATCAACTCCAAGTGATCGTCCCGATAACCGGCAACTCGCCGAGCGCGGGCACGACGTCGGCCGCGGGTACCGTCAGGGTGTAGTCGCCTTCACCGACGGCAACGCCGATCGCCGTTCGGATCTGCGAAAGCAAGATCGTTCCGCCGCCCGCGCCGTCGCCTGGTTCGGCTTCGCGCAACAGCAAGTCGGTGAGGCTCGCTTCGACTTCGGTTCGGATTGCCGCCGTATCGGGCGACAGTGCGATCGTGAAGTCGACGTCGAGTTGGACCGGCGCTTCGGCTGTTACTTCGGCCGTCAGCGGTCGTTGCAAGTCGAGCGCGCTCTGAACCGCGGCGACCTCGCCCGCGTCGGGAAAGATCGTCGCGTCGTTGTCGCGAACGAATCGCACGGTAACAGTGCCGAGCCCGCCTTCGTGACGGAACACCCACGCGCGCGTAACGCCCGCGACCGCGAGCGACCATGCTTCGTAGTCTTGCGCGCTACCGCCCGCGGGCGGCGTTTGAAGCCGAAGCAATAGGCGGTCGCGCAACTCTTCGGTCGACTCTTGATCCGTACCGCCGCCGAGCCCGGACCCGTCGACCGTGAACGTTTCGTCGACGCCCGCGATCGGCGATTCCAAGTCGAGCGTTTCGCCGGTCGCTAGGTTGCCGTCGTCGCCCGCGAGGGTCGCTTGCACTGGAACCGAGACGACGCCGCCCGCGATCACAGTGCCCGCGGTCGCCTCGTACGTGGCACCGTCGTCGCGCACGAAAACCGTAGCGATCGGGATCGCCGTTCCGTTGGTACCGGTGCCGTCAATGCTTCCGGTTGCGAACGCGGCGGGCGTTGGCGTCAGCCCATAGATCGCCGCGATCCGCGTCAGGTAAAACTCTTCGGCCGAGTCGGCAAAGAGTTGTTCGGCGACGTATTCCAAGTGGCCATGGAGCATATGCACTGCGCCCGCCCATACGGTCGCGAGCACGTCGGCCATGGCTCGACGCAACAGGGAACCGGAGATCCCGAGACGCGATCGGAAGTCGGATCGCGTGCGCGTGATCAACTCGGATAGAGTCGGTCGGTCAAAGGGCAAGTTGGCCCTCCCAAATATGATCGAAACGAAAAGAAACGCGTTCGCCCGTCGGCCGGGCGACGACGATCGCGAACTCAAGAACGCCGTTCGCGTACGAGGCGTCGACCTCAATCGCGTCGGCCACCAGATCGTCAACGAGCCATTGCAACGACTCGGACGCGTACGCGCTCGCGACGGTTTCGACGTCGGTCGTCACCTTGCGTTCGATCAACCAAAGGCGCGATCCGAACTTGTCGCCGTCAACGTCGGCGAACTGATCCGCCCACCACCCGCGCTTGTCGCCGTTGCCGGTCGGTAGCGGATCGTCGTCGTTGGCGCGACGGTCGGTCGCCAGCGAGAGCAGGATCGCCGTTTGGAGCCCGGCGTCGGAAGCGAGGTCGTCGCTTTCGATCGCTAGGTCGGCGAGGTACTCGTCGACCGGGCCGAGTCGCAGTGCAAGATCCGCCACCCGCAAACCAGGATCACGCGCCCGCGAGCGCGTCAAGGCGGGCCCGTTTACGCGGGCGCTTTGACTTTGTCGGAACCCGCGGGCGCTACATACGTACCGCTAGAGCCGACCGCGGGAACGGGTGCAGTCGTGACCGCCGCCGGGCCTTGCGCTGTATGCGCGTGCCCGTTGTACTCGGCGACGAAGTCGTCAAGGTCGCTCTTGCGGATCACGGGATCGGCCGCGTCGTCGGTACCGAGTCGAATCTCCGTGCCCGTGATCTCCACCGAACCGTCGGCTTTGAGCAAGACGCGCTGACCGTTCTGCGAATACAAGGCGACCTCGGACGCTTGCAGATCGATCGGGCGAACGCGTCGATCGTCAACCGCGACGACAAGCGGGTGAGCGCGGTCGCCGTTCGGGAACAAAACGACCGCTTCGGCGCCTTCGATCGGAACCGACGTGAACCCGTAGTCCTGGAACCGCTCGGCGTCGCTCACCACTTCGCCGTCGAGCACGATCAACTGGAGTTCTTGCAAGTCGCTTCCGTCGTCAACCAGATCGACAACAGCGCGCGCGACCGTGTTCGCGATCCGTGTCGCCAACGGGCGAAGCAAGATCCGGATCTCATTCAGCAGCGATCTACGCAACGCCCGCCCCCCGTTCTTGCTTCCAATCGGCGGCGGCAACGATACCCGCGGGGTTCGGTTCGTACGCGTCCGGGCGCACGAGCGTTAGGGCGGTCGTCTCGCCGCGCGACGATAGCGAGTGAGACGCGCCCGCAATGAGCATATCGCCGTCGATCCCGAGTGACTCGATCCGTACCGCCGTGAGCGCGTTGACGGGCCACACGGCGCCCGACGATTGTTCCCAACCCTGCACTCCCACCGTGACCTCTTCGGCCGTTGCAGCGCGGTTGCGGGCCGTCCAATCGGCAAGGCGTCGCGCTTCGGCGCGGGTAACCGCGCGTTGCGGGCGGATCACTTGCACCCGGTCGGATCGCCGAACGTCCGAATCGATCGCTTCGCCTCGGGCCCGAAGCCCGCTCGCCGTCGAGTTGTTGTCGCCCGGGCGTTGACCGAGCACGACGTACGAGGCGAAGCGCTCGGCCGCGTTGTACGTGATCGACGCGTTGAGCACGTTCCGCCCTTCGATGATCGCGTCGGCGCGCGACTCGCCCGCTTGCGTCAAGATCATCGCGCCGACGCCGTCGCTCACGACGATCAAACCCGACGCTTCGGCCACCCGTTGCACGACCTCGAACGCGGTCTCGCCCGGGTTGATCGCAATCTTGCGCAAGCGCGGCAACTCGATCCCGCCGCCGACTCGCACGGTCACGCCGAACGGCGCGGCAACGGCGCGCGCCACTTCGAGCGCGGTCGTTTGCTTGTAGCTATAGCGATCCAGGAGGGCGCTGTTTTCGACGAGCGCGGCGGCTTTGTCTTTACCGTTGACGGCGAACGTTCGCGTCGACGGCCCGATCGCCTGTGACCTCGTATCGACCCACCCGGTTATCACGGGTTCGCCGTTAAGCTCGACGGTGCATTCGTCTTCTTCGACGATCGGCCAAGACAACGATTGCCCCGTCCACTTGTCGGAGATCTCCAGCGCGAACGTGCCGCTTGCCGCCTGGATCGTGCGAGTGACCGCGACCGACCGCCAACCGTCGTATCGTCGCCCGTTGACTAGCAGCGCAACGGTCACGACGACAGGATCTCGATCTCGCCCGAAATGAACGCGGGATCTTCGACGCTGTTGCGCGCGATGATCTCCGACTCGCGGGCGACCGAGCCGTACGCTTGATACGTCAAGAGCAACGACGGGATCGCCGTGTTGCGCGTCAACGTGAGCACGCGCGCCAACTCGTCGTCACCCGGAATCGCGGCGACGATCGACGCGCGCAAGTCGAGCAACGCCCCATATGTCGCATCGTCGGCCGCGAGGGCGGCTTGCTCGTCGAGCAATGCGAGCGTATCGGCCCGGAACGTTCGCGCGTCGTCGGTCGTCTCGAACTCGATCGACGGCAACAGCTTTGCGGCTTCGACCACGAGGGCCCGCTTCAAGCTCGCGGTCAGGGCGTCTAGGTTTGCCTGCTCGGTTTGGCGAATCAGCGACGCGCCGAGTACTGCCGCTTGCTCGGCGACGTTGTACGCGTCGACGCAGGCTTGCCACACGCGGTCGGGCGCGCTCTGGATCGTCTCTTCGATATTGGCGAACACGCCAACGAACCGGGCGAAGAGAGCCGACGGCGTGCGAATCAACGTCGCGACGTCGGAGATCAACGAGTCGATCGCGTTGTCGAGCGCGGCGAGTTCCTGGATCACGTCGACGACTTTCGCGAGCGCGTCGTTCAGCCCGTTGGCGCGGTCGGTCGTTTCTGCGATCAAGCTCGCGGTCGCGTACGCGGGCGCGTCGGTCGCGTCGTATCCCTCTTGTAGTTCGGTGCCGATCGCGAGCAATGAACTTTCCGCCGTGATCAAAACACCGGCGGCGAGGTCGGCCGACTCGACGGGCGCGGTCGTTTGCTCGGGCGCTTCGACGAAGTCGATCTGAAACGTCGCCATTCGCCCGTCGCGCGTTGACTCGCGGGTCGTGACGTTGGCGCATACCGCGCGCACGCGCCCGTAGTTCGGGTGCACGAGTTCGCCCGGGCCCGACGTATCTTCGAGCGCTCCAAGTAGCGCGTCGCGTTGCTCCAAGTAGTCGTCGCCGATCACGTACCCGTCGACGCGGAACCGTCGCGACCGCCGCCCCAACTCTTCGACGAAGGGCGCATCCCGTTGGGGGAATTCGTGCACGATGACACGCCGCCCGCCCGCTCGGTCGCCGTCGCTTACCAGAAACGGCACCGCTCGGAACGAAGCGCCGATCACGATCCGCCCGTCGGCGAGTACGACTCGGTTTAGCTTGTCGCGGAAAGTCATAGGAGCGGCGCCACGGGAATGCCGGCGCTAACGTCGACGTTGGTTCGGTCGTCCGATTCGACGTGCGTTCGCACGCCGGGCTGCATGTTCTGAAAGTCGATCGTGATATTCGCGTTCCCGGGTGCACCCGCCGCCGCCGCGGGTGACGGCGGCGCAACGCGACGACGGGCGCGAAGCGGGACGGTTCCGTTGTCGTCGCTCACGAAGAAGTCGACGGCGGCTTTGTGCGCATCTTTGATCGCTTTCGCACCGTCGCGAATCCCATCAATGATCGGCTCGATCTTCGACCACGCCCATTCGAACACGTCGACAACGCCATCCCATAGGAGCTTGAAGAACGCCTCGAAGTGTTCCCATTCCGCGATGATCATTCCCGCGGCGGTTACGAGCAACGCGATTGCCGCGGCAAGCGGCGCACCGATCACACCGACGATCGTCGCGATCTTGCCGAAGACCAAAAGCACGGGGCCGAGCACGGCGGCGATCCCCGCGGCGGTCACGATCCACCCGCGCGTGGTTTCGTCGAGCCCCGCAAACCAATTGGCTGCGTCCCGGATCAATTCCGACAAACGTTCAAGGTGCGGCGCAAGGGCGTTGCCGATCGTGACGGCGGTCGCCTGTAGCGTGTTCTTTGTCCGTTGCAGAACCGCCGCCGTCGTGCGGTTCTGTTTCTCGAACGCCTTGCGGGCTTCGTTCGAACCGTCGCGCATGGCACCGAGCGACTCGTCGACCGTGTCGGCGACCGAACCCGTGATCCCAAGGATCGCGTTTAGCGCTTCCGTTGAGCCGACGAGTTTTAGGATCTGGCCTTCATTGCCGCCAACCTGTTTCGATACCGCGCGCACGGCGTTTACGAGCCCGCCGCTTTGCTTGATCAGATCTTTAAAATCTTTCGCACCGAGCGCGCCAAACACTTTCCGCGTCTGAGACGTGTCGCGCGTGAGACCCGAGATTACAGCGCGCATTTGCGTATGCGCCTGCGACGCTTTCATACCCGTAGTCGTCAACGCGGAAACGGTCGCGAGGTACTCGTCGAGAGGCGTTCCGGTTGCGGCGACTTGACCGGCGACCGCGCCGAATCCCTTCGACAGTTCAGAGATCGTCGTTTTGCCGAACTTCGTCGTTTTGAAGATCGTGTCGAACGTAGCGGCGACTTCGTCGCCTTCGAGCCCGAAGGCGTTGGTCGCCGACGTCACAAGGTCGACGGCTTCCTTTGTCGAACCAAGCCCGGAGACCGCGAGTTGCGCCGAACCTTCGAGGACCGTGAATTGGTCGGCGGCGGATACGCCCGCCGACCGAACGTCGAAAAGCGCCGACGTAAGATCTTCAATCGCGACCGGCGTATCCTTCGCGATCCGCAAGACCTCGTTTCCCATCGCGTCGATCGACTCCGTGTTGGTATCGATCAACGTCGAGACGTCGCTCATCCCTTTCTCAAAGTCGACGCTCATTTTCGTCGCCGCCGCGCCGATACCGACGATCGGCAACGTGACGCCAGTCGTTAGCGACCGACCGACTTTCGTCGCCGACTTCCCGACGGAGCCGATCTTCGCGTTGACTTTCGACAAGACCGCCGACGCCTTATCGACGGCGGTCAAGATGATCGAAAGCGGGTAGTTGTTACCGATGGGCACGGATATCCCTTAGGCGGTCACACCAGAAAGCGAGATCGTCGGCGGTCATATCGAGCAACTCAGTCGCGCCGAAGTGGAAACTTTCCGCTAGGGCTCCGACGGCGTCTCGCCAGTCGACGGGGAACCCGGCATAAAACCCGACACGAGCGCGATCACGGCGCCTAGGTCGTCGCCCGACAACTCGTCGATCACTTGAGTGGGTACGCCCGCGAGCTTGCCCGCGAGCGATAGGATCACGTCCATTGAGTACCCGTCGACGATCTTGAGCTTGCGAAGATCCTTGCCCTTGAGCGGGCGAAAATTGAGTTCGCCATACGTCTCGCTTCCGAACGTGACCGGTTGCGCAAGTGTGATCGTCGTGCGCTCGGCGTCGTCGACGGGCTGCATCTTGAGCGTTGGCATTACCGCACCACTTCTTCGGCGCCGATACCTTCGAAGCGAACCTTGAAGTTCGCCTCTTCGCTGTTGCCGGTACCCTCGCCCGCAAACCAGGCGCTTCGAAGTGAGATCGTTTTGCCGTTGTTGAGCGCGAGCGTTACGGTCGCGTCGTCGATATCGACAAGCGACGCGAGATCCAGATCGCCGCGATCCGTGATCTCGCCTTCAATGAACGCGACCTGAGGCGTTTCCTTGAAACCGTGCGTTGTGTCGTGACCGACGATCGCTTCGCGCATCGGGCGCCCCAAGTTGAACGTGAAGTTGCCCTTCGCGTCGAAGATCTCGCCGTCGACCTGCAACTGGATGATCCCTGCTCTTCGTTGGCTCATTGTCGTTTGCTCCTATCGGGTTCGGTTACAGGCGAAACTGGATTTGAGCCGCGGTCACGATCAACGAGTTGATCAAGTCGGGCGGCAGCAAGAAGTCGAGCCGATTCGGATCGACGTCGTTGCGCTCGACAACCAGATCGGTTTTGAACTGGTCGAAGTTTTCGACAAGACCGAGCGATTCCATGTCGCGAAACCAATTGAGCGCTTCGGCTTTGCCGAGACTCGGCGTCATGACGACTTGCCCGGATCCGAGTCGCACGCCGTCGTCGGCCAACTTGTGCCGCGGGAAACGCGTTTGCATTCGGACGCGAAACGAGTACCGGAGATACAGCAGCGTCAGCCGCGTCGTGACGTCCAGATACGAGGTATCCGGCGCGCCCGCGCCGTTGGTTTGATACGTCGTGATCAAGCGGCCGATCTGCACCACGTCGCCCGCGGCGACTTCGCTCGTGGCGATACCGTCGAAGAGCAACAGGTTGCGCTCTTGAAGCGTGAAGTAGTCGACTTCGGCGGGCGGTAGCGCGTGCGAGTACGCGAGCGTTTGGAACGGCCGGGCCGGATCGATCGCGCCGTAGAACGCGGCGAGCGCGGCGCTTTCGGCGGCGAACTCCGGGGGCCACGTGAGCGGGTTCGCGCCGGGTTGCGCGACGATCGACGAGAACTCGCTGTTACGCCCGTTCCCGAGCGTCGTAAGCGTTCCCGCGGTACCCGCCGCCGACGTCACGGCGACGCCGTCGATCATGCGAAGCGGACCGTTGCGATCCGAGATCTCATTCTCGATCGCGGTCAATGATGTCGCATCCGTGAACGGGTGCGCGATGATCTGGTACCAAGTGTCGCCGAGCGCGGCGATCAAGTTGGTAAGCGCCGGGTTCGTCGCGCCGCTCGCGGGTGCCACGTACGCGAGCGCGACGCCCGCGGGCAACGCTTCGCCGTCTCGGTACGAGTCGCGAACGTCAAGACCGTTACCGACCTCGCCGCCGTTGCGCGCCGTCAACGTGACGACGTTCGTCGCGACGCCCGACGTCACCGGAAGATCGGCGTTCGCGTTGATCGCGGCATCGATCGCCGTGGCGATATCGTTCTGCGCGTCGCCGTCGGCGACCGCTACCGTCACCCGGGTTCCGCCGATCCAAAGCGAGATCGTGCCCGCCGCGGTCGCCGGGCCGGTGACCGTGATCGTACCGGTTGCCGCGACCGCCGAACCGTCGTCGTCGAGCACGCCGATCCAGACTTCGGTCGACGTGTTCGAGGCGAACCATGCGATCGCCATGCGATGCAATTGCGAGCCGCGACCGGCAAGCGTCAGCACGTCGTCGGCCGACGTGACGCGATAGACGGTATCGGCCGTTGCGGTACCGCCTGAGATCTTCTGCCCGATCAACAGCGCGCGGTACGCGAGCAACGAGGGCCCTTGACTCGCCCGCGTGTTATCGAACTCGACCGCCACGAAGGGCGTACGAAGATCGTTCCCGATTGAATTGAAAGCGACCATGTTCGCTACTCCTTGTTGGTTTCAGGTTGCGGATCGAGTTCGAGCGTCGGCGCGGGCTTCCGCTTTCGCTTTCCGCGCGGCTTTGTGGTGGGCGCCTTCGGTGCGCGTGGCTTCTTGGTCAGCGCGTCGGCGCGCTTGTTGGCGGCGGCGACGTGACGCTGGAGGTCGGCTTCGCTCGCGAACTCGGCCACGAGGTCGACGTGCGATTGGCGGATTCGTTGTCGCCAGTAAGGCGAGTCGGCGACGGTCACCGGTTGATCGGTTCCGACCGGTTGCTTCGTGCGGATATCGCGAAGCCCGGGCGTGCGATTGTGAATCAGCAAGATCAAGAGTCGTCGCCTTTCGTCCAGACGGCTTCGCCGCGCGCCGTGCTCTTCGGCTTGGGCGCGGCGGGCTTCACTTCGACGACGTCGCCCGAGGCGAGACGACGCGCCCAATAGGACGTCACAACGACCGCCTTGCCCTCGGGCGGGAGGGCTTGCTTGCTCGTCGGGTCGCGCACTATGAAACCGGCGCGCGGCTTGATCGTGATCTTCGGCAAGATGGTTGCTCCTATTTCACGTCGAATTGATCGACGGTCGGCGCGTCGGCCCCGAGGTCGAAACTGGCCTCAACCGTCGTGAACTCGTCGTCGAGCGTCGGCGCATCGGGGTACGTGAAGTACAAGCCGACATAGGTGAGAGTGAGTCGCGCGGTAAGGCGGTCGCCTTCGGTGTCGACGTCGATCTCCGTACCGCTCAAGCGCGAGTCGGAAAGCACGCCGCCGAAGTACCGATCGACGTCCATTGCGGCTTCGATCTCCGACGCGAGATCGTCGACCGTGTTGTCGATATCGGCCACGCCAACCGCGCCGACAAACGCCTCGACGATGATCGACGGGCGTCGGAAGTATTCGCGCGGCGCACTGTCGCCAATGTCGTCGACCGGTTCGTCGGTGATCGAAACGGTGATCTCCGGCATTTCGGATCGGCGCGTTGCGATCCATTTCGTCGCGTACACGCGTGAACCGGCGGCGGTTGATCCCGTCAATGCCGTCACGACCGCGTCTCGTATGAGTTGGCGCGGGTGCGGCATCGCTAGGTGTCCGTACGGTGAAGCGAAAGCCGAACGGTTCCACGAAGCGAGTCGTACTCACGGGCGACGACGCGATACGGGATCGCGTCGATCGTGATCGTGGGATCGTCGGTTTCAGGGTCAGAGGGCAAGTCGGCGAGCACGACCCACACAACGGGCGACAACTGCTCGACGCCGAAGGCGGTCGTGCCGTCGACTTGAGTGAACGGCTGGTCGAACACCGCGTCGACCGCCACGGGATCTCCGACCGTCGGCGCGTACGTGATCGTCGTCTCGCCCAACTTGTTGAGCACGACGCGATCCGCTGCGAGTACGAGGTCGGAGAAACCCATGGCGATAGAAACGGACTAGGGGATATCCGCCGACGCGATTCCGTTGAGGCGAACTTCGCCGACTGTGTCGCCACTACCGGCGGCGACCGCGGCGCACCCGATCAACAGGTTGCCGCTCGCCGTGGTTGTCACTTCGCTTGCGCCGTCGTCCCAATACAGGAGGGCGCCTTCGGTCCACGCCGCGCCGGTCGCTTTCACGAGTTCGCAAACGCCGACGACGCGGCCCTCGAACTCTTCGGTTGCCGCCGCGTCGCCGGTCGCGACGACAAAGCACTGACCGACCTTGTACCCAAGGCCCGACGTCACGCCGCCGACTGGCGCGGTAAACGTGACGACGTCGCCCGGTTGCTTGTAATTCTGCATGTGCGTTTCCTTGTGTTCGGTTCGTTGTCGTTGCTACGCGTCGGTCGCTTATGCGCCCGCGTCGGTGACCGCGCCGCGGTAGTCGATCGCGTCGACGCCGTAGTCCAATCGAACTTTCCATTCGACTCCGTCGACGGTCCAACCGTCGCGGCTCTCCAGGAACGGCGACTGATTGCCGTCAAGAAAGACGACTTCGATCGTCGGCGCGACGTTCGGCGACGCGAAGAGATAACGACGCGTTCCGGTGAGCCGCGACGTGCCGGTGACGCGCTCGAACATGCCGCGCACCACGTTTGGAACGCGCGACTTCGTCGAGCCCGCCGCGTCGGGATCAATATTGAACTCGGCGCCGTTGATGTTCAGCGCTTGGCTCTGCAGCCCGCGCGGAACGACGAGCGCGTACGGCATAAGGTCGAGGATCTCGTTGCCCGATTCGTCGGTTTGTTCGGCAAGCACGGTTGCGTTTTCGTCGATCGAATCGATCGAAAGCGCGGCGCCCGCACCCAGGTTGGCGTGCGACGCATCGAAGAGCGGCAAGCCGTCGGCCATAAGCGGACCGAGCCCGGAGTTCAGCTTGAGCAAGTCGAAAACATCGACTTCGATCGACAGGCGCGCGGCGCGACCGAGCATGGTCGCGAGTCGCTGGAACGCGGAAACGTCGTCGTTGATAAGCGCCTGACGCGACAGACCGATGATGTTTCCGTAGGTCGACGCCTGGATCGTTTCCTTGCGGGCGTCGGGGATCGACTTGTTACGGAATTCGCCCGACTCGTTGACTTTCTCAAGTCGTCCGAACGATCCCATGCGCAGCCGGTTGTTGACTCGGAAGTCGCTCACCGAACCGACGGCGCAAAACTGCGACCACTTGTCGGGCGTGACGGCGTACGCCGCCAAAAGGATCTTGTTGAGAGTGTTTTCGAGAATGACCGGGAAGTCGCTCGTGGTGCTCATGCCGCCCGCGCGAACGGTCATGGCGTCGCCGAGAAGTCGTTGGCGATCCATGCCGGCCGTCGAAATGCCCATGCGTTCGAGGCAACGCCGAGCCATGTCGACGAAGTTCCAACCGCGCGCCGGGCCCGGATCGATTGCGCCGGTACCGCCGTTGCGCCGGTCGGCGTCGGCGACTACGTCGCTCACGCCCGAGCGCACAACGATCCAATCGCTCGCCGCCGCGCGGAACTTGTCGCGCTCGTCGTCGCCCGCTTCGATCGTTCCGGTCGGCGCGGGCAACTTCTCGCCGCGCTCTTCGCGCGACTTCTCGTCGTTCGCGGCGAACATGTCGATCGCATACGTTCGGAAGTCGGCGACGGTCGTTCCCGCCGCGATATGCCCGCGGGTGAAGTCGTCGTCGACTTTCAAGCGCGTGCCGATTGTCTGGATCGTTTCGATCCGCTCGCGTTCCGCCTTGCGCTCTTCGGCGCGGATCGCCTCGACGTCGACGGGGGTTTGCTCGGCCGGGCTTTCGGGTGCCGACGCTACCGCTTTCTCGTTTTTCATTGCATCCCTTTCGGCGAGTTCGAAAAACTCGCAACGGTTTGATCGCGCGCCGTCGTGTCGAATAGACGCGCCCGAATCCGCGCCAATCGGCACGACTGAAATCTCCATGGGTTCCCAACTCGTCGCGCGATAGACAGGCAAGCCGCCCTCGCCTTCTTCGTCGAGTCGCTCGAATCGGTGCACGCGATAGCCAACCGAGACGTTCCGCAGAATCCCTTGCGAGACCTTGCGCCAAATGCCGTCGGAAACACTGTCGCCTTCGGCGAAGCGAACGGTTGCGACGCCGCGACCGCCTTCGAGGCGAACCGACTCGACCGTCCCGATCACGGATCGGGTGTCGTAAGCGCGATGCGCGTCAAGAAGCGGCGCGCCGTTCGCGAGTCGCTCTAGGCGTACGTGGCTAGGGTCGAGTGAAAGCTCTTCCCAAAACGGCGCCGCCATCCCGCGCTGAACTCGCTGGCCGGTAGTCCAAACGAGTTCCACCGTGCGCGCGTCGTCGTTGATCGTGGCCGGCTGGAACGCCGCCCGGGCGTAACCGGGTTCGACGTCGCGATGCGTTACAGGGTTCGCCATTGGGCAAACCCGGATCACGCGCTCAAAAATCTGTCAAGCCGCGGCCGCGCTGGCGTCGTCGCCTTCGGCCGCGCTGGCGTCGTCGCCTTCGTCGTCTTGCTGGATCATTCCCGCGCCGGTCGTCTTGCGCGCGTCCGAGTCGAGCACGATTCCGAGTCGGTCGAGTTCGGCGTTGTCGGCGGCAATGGCGGCAAAGTGCGCCGTTGGATCTTCGCCGCGCTCGCGGATCGCTTGCGACAACGTCATGACGCCCGAGCGGATCAGGCGCGTGTACGCGAGACCTTCTTTGTCGGGTTCGATCATCTGCATCGGCGGCGGCGACCATTCGGCGCGCGGTTGTTCGGGCCATCCCTCACTCGCTTGAGCGCGCTCGGCGAACCAGCCGAACACGCCGTCGCAGAATTGCGGAATCAGCATTTGCCAACGCCAGGATTCGACGTTTTGCCAATGAGCCAAGCGGGCAAGGCGCGCGCTGGAAAAGTTCACTTGCGAGTAATCGCCGGTGAGATCTTCGTACGTGACGCCGAGCGTTGCTGCGATGCGCCGAAGATTCGTGCTCGTGAACGTGCCGTGGTCGCTTACCGCGGGCGGCGACGCGAACGCGATCGACTTGCCCGGCGGCAAGTGCGCAATGTGCCCGGGCTGCAACTCTTCGAGGTCGTCGCCGGTCTCGGTATCTTCGACGAGTTCGCCAATCGGCGACGCCGTGCCGTCGAAATCTTGAACGAACGCGGCGAAGCAACTCGCGATTTTTTGTTGCATCAGGACGGCGTCGTCGTAATCGTCGAAGTCGTTCAACTTCGCGATCGCGGCGGCGAGCCATGGTACGCCCCGCACTTGCTCGGGCCGCTCGACCGTGTACACGTGAATCACTTCGGCCGCGGGAATGCGCCGCGACGTGACCGCGCCGAGCGCGCCGTCGGTTGCGCCCGGGTGCCTGTCGAATAGGTGGTACGCGACGCGGCGCCCGTTGTCGTCGAATTCGATCCCTTGCCGAATCGGGCCCGCGTCGCCTTGTAGGACGTCGCGCGTACTATCGAGATAGTCGGGTTCGAGCACGCGCACGCGCAACGGAACGCGCAACCCGTCGGTTGTACTGTCGCCGGTCTCGCGCAAGATCAACGCTTCGCCCGACTCGACCACCGTATCGAGCACGAGTCGCTGAAGCCCGGCGAAGTTGAGACGACCGTCGAAGTCGCACGCGGGCGTAGCAGACCATTCGCGCCACACGTCGCCCACCGTCGCGGCGAGCGCGTCGGGAACGCCGATCGGCTTCGCTTCGATGCCCCAACCAACGACGTTGTTTCCGATCGCTTGGATCGCGCGGCGCGCCCATCCGTTGTTGCGGCGCAAGTCGCGCGACAGTTCGCGAAGCGCTACCAGTGACGCCGAGTTCGCGGCGTTGGCGTCGCTGGATCGCCGGTGCCAACCGTGCGCCCGGCGACCGCCCGCGGCGGCGTCGAAGTGCCGACGAGCGATCCCATTGCCCGACGTGAGCAAGCGCGTCGTTGCGCGCGCGCGAAGCCGCTTGACTCCGTACGACGGCGCGACCGCGAGCACGAGCCGATCGAACCACGAGACGTCAACCAAGCTAGTCATTGCTGCGAAACCTCGAAGAGCCCGGGCCGCGAAAGCCCTTCCGGTGAATTGCTTTGCGATGCGTCACGGATCCTTCGACTTCGCGCCGCATTTCAGCCAAGAGCGATCGCATTGCGGCGAACGACTGGTACACGACGCGCCGACGTGGTGGCCCGTGGTACTCGACTTCGAGCGCGCCGCTCGCGATCGCCGCCTTGAGCGCGTCGACGTCGGCTTGTGTCCAAAACGCCATGAGGCCAAGCGGGATCACGGCGCGCGCATCGTGTCAACGTCGGCGCTTTGAGAGCCAACCGCCCGACGCCTTGCGCTTCTTCTTGGGCGTGCTCGTTTCCCCCGTGCGCGCCGCCGGTCGGCGGGTGATCACGCGGTCGAGACCGAGCACGGAAGCCGCTACGCGGGCGTACACGCGGGCGTCGAGCCAATGGTTTTCGCGCCCGGGTATCACTTGCCATTCATGGCGCGCGAAGCCGCTCTTCGTCTTGGTTGTAACCAAGTGCTCGGCGGTCAATTGGCGGAAAAACTCTTGATCGTACTCCGGGAAGTGCGCAAACCCGGGCGCGGCTTCTTCGCCGTCGGCGGCAACCGGAAGGCGAAGCAACCCGTATAGCTCTGCTTTGGCGATATCGACGCCAACGGGCCAAACCTTGTACGCGCGACGACGCGCACGACCGCCGATCGCGACGTCAACGGGCGACGGCGTACCGACGAGTACCCGCGCGGTCGCGACGCCCTTGCAGGCAATCACCCGGTTCATCGGGTAGCGACGCGCGAAGTTGTACACGCGTTGCGTGTTGTAGCCGGAATCGATCGCCATAAGCGAGATCGGCATTGGCTCGCCGTCGGTTTGGTACTGATTCGCGATCAACTCGTCGAGTTGCGACCACGTCGCGTCGGCGGCGGTATCCCCGAAGAGTATTCCCGCGTCGACGCTCCAAGATTCTTTGTTCGGCGCCCACGCGACGACCTCGAACACAAAGCGATCGCGTTGCACGTCGACGCCAGCGGTCAAAAACGCGGCGCGCTTGTCGGGTACCGTTCCGATCGGGTAGCGCTCGCGACGTTCGAAGAGTCGTGCCCAATCGGGCGCATCGCCGCGGTCTTGCCACGTCTCGCCAAGTACCGTGTTAACGACCGTCTTGAGTTGCTCAACGCCTTGTTTCGCCGCGTCAACGAATTCGGTCGCGAGTTGCCCCCACCGCGAGTTGGGCGAAACGCTATACGCCGCCCAAATATGGAACGACGCGTGACCGTGAAACTCACTCGCGGCGCGCCACTCGCCCGCGTCGAGCATGGCGAGCTTGTGCCGCTCGTCGATCGCTTGACCGCACCCGCGACAAACGAAGTGCGCGGCTTCGGGCTTGCCGTCGGGCCACTTCATAAAGTGCCCGCGGTCGGCGTCTTCGCGGAACGTGAGCACGTCGGAGTGATCGCAGTGCGGGCACGGTACGAAGTACCGCCGTTGATCGCCTTCGGCGTACAAGCGTTCGATCCGCGAGTGACCGGCGATGGTTGGCGTGCTCGCCGCGATGATCTTGCGGTTCCAGTAGAACTGAGTTCGCATGATCCCTAGCTTGATTTGGTCGCCTTCGTTGCCAGCGCTGGGCGGATACCCGTCGACTTCGTCGAACATCACAACGCGACGCGAGACGCGACGAAAGCCGCGCGCCGAATTGGCGCCAACCATCGTAAGAGAGCCGCCCGGAAACGACTTCGCCAGGATCGTCGACTCGCTTGTGCGCGACTTCGACGCGAAGAGCGCGCCGACCTCGGGACAATCGCGAAGCATGGGCGCGATCTCTTCTTTGGAGTAGCCTTGCGCATCTTCGACCGTCGGTTGAACGATCATGATCGGGCAAGGATCTTGATGGGCGTAGTAGCCGCAGACCGCGTTCATGATCTTCGTAGCGCCGACTCTCGCCGATTTCATGAACGAAACGCGCTCGACGTCGGGATCCGTGATCGCGTTCATGATCCCGACTTGGTACGGCAACGATCGCCAACGACCGGGTTCGGCGGCTGACTCGGCCGAGAGATAGAAATACCGTTCCGCCCAATCGCTCAACGCCAACCGCGCGGGCGGTCGCAGCGTTTCCCAGGTTGGCGCGAGCACGGCGGCGGCGGGCGTCGTCACGCCGTCAACGCGTACCGACTGGCGAAAAAAAGTCAAGGAAAAGCGACGCCGTCTCGGGGGCTTACACCGGGTGATATCAAAAGGGGTTGCGTGATATCACCCGTCGGGTATTCTGATACCAGTTGAGTTGAGTTTTTGAGGGCCGCAAAGCCCGCCACCCGAACCCAGGAAACCGCCATGACGAACGCCAATCCGAAGACCGCCCTTTCGACCGCCTCGCGCCTTTCCGCTGGCGATACCCTCACGCTCACCGTCGAGCGGGTGAAGATCTACGCCAGCGCTCAACCGGGCGCCGGTCGCGTCACCGAGAAGAAGTTCACCGTCGAGCGCGTCACCGACACGCACGTCGTCGTGCGCCCCGTCCGCAAAGCGAAGAAGGTGCGCGGGTGGGCGATCAAGGGTGACCACCTTGTCTCGAACACGACGCCCCCGTTGAAATACGAGATCCTGTCGTGGGTCAATGAGCACGACGCCGACGCCGACGAGACCGAGCCCGCCGCCGAGCCCGCCGCCGAGCCCGTCAAGCTCACCGAGAACGAGAAGACCATTCTCATGCGCGTCGTCGACACCGACTACGAAGACGGCAACTACTCGTTCGACGTTTGCTTCACACGCGGCGACAACGCAACGCTTGGCCATTTGATTCGCAAGGGGCTCGTGTGGAGCGAGGACTACCGCGTCAACCACCGCACGGAAGTCTGGATCGCGCTCACCGACGAAGGTCGCGCCGTGGTCGAGTCGCTCACCGAGCCCGAGCCCGAGCCCGAGCCCGAGCCCGAGCCCGACGTCGCGGGCAATCTCACGACCGCCGCCGCGATCGTTTCCGCGCTTTGCAAAGCCGCCACGCTCCGCGTGGTCGTCGGCGAGTTGACACTCGTTCCGAAGACGCCGTCGCTCGCCGAGCGTTACGAGCGCGCGATCCCCGACCTGCTCGCGAATGCCGACGACGACGAGCCCGCCGACGAGCCCGAGTTCGAGCCCGTGCTCGTCGGCTTCACGCCCCACGGGTGCGAATGGTTTGCACGCCGCGAGAGCGACGTCGCGACCATGACCGAGCGGCTCGACGCTTTGTGGTCGAAGGTCGACGACGACCGCGCCCGCCAGTTGCTTCGCTCGGCTCGGTACAAGGTCAACTACACCCGCGACCGCGCCGAACTCCGCGTGGCGCGGAAACTCGTCGCGACGATCCGCGAGCGCTTTCCTTCGCTGTAGCCAACGCCATCGGGGCCCCGGGCGATTGCTCGGGCCCCCCGCCTCTACGGCCGAGCGAAGCGCTCCGTCGCGAGCCGCACTCTCTTTCAAGTCGCCCTCGCATTCGGCGCGGCGGCTCTCTAAGAACAACTTCAAACCAGGAAGGCCGAAACATGACAGTCACAACCGAACCGAACCGACGCGTCGAGTTGCTCACTCTCAACGGCGAGCGCGTCGCGGGCTCGTGGTACGCGAGCGGCACGTTCGCCGTGGCGATGCCCGCCTTCTACGATCCCGCCCGCGTGACAATGGAAGACGTCGTGCTCGACGAGTCGATCGATCTCGTCGAGCACTCGCAACTCGTGACGGCGCTGCTCGACGACGACGGCGCTCGGTGGGAGTCGCGCGACGGCGTCGACTTCGACGAGCTTTGCAAGCGCTTCGGCGCGTCGTGCGAGCGCGACGCCGACCGCGAGCGATGGGTATTCGCCGACGGTTCCGCACTGGTCGCGACCGCGAACGCGTGGGATCACGGATTCGCCGACCGCGACGGGTGCTTTTGCTGGCAAGGCGCGGTGCGCGATTACCCCGAGCACGACGGGCACGCGCCCGCTTGCCCGCACGCCGATGGGAGTAACCAATGACCAAGCAAATCCTTCTCCGAGTGCCCGCCGACGTCGCCGAGCGCTTGACCGAAGCGGCCGACCGCAACGGCGTGTCGCGCAACGTCCTAATCGCCGACGTACTCGGCGGTTGGCTCGACGGCGAATACGCAACGCATGAGCGCACGGCAATCGCCGCCGCCGCCGCCAAAGCCGCCGCCGCCGCCGTCTTCGCCGCGATGGGGGGCGAGTAACCATGGGCGCCAAAGCACGCAAGCCCGTCGCCGTCACGCTCCCTCCGGGTTGGCCCGAGCAACGCATTTTCGTCGCGGTCGCCGACAACGGTTATTGGGCGCTCGGGTTTAGCGCGTTGCACGCGCTCGACACTTTGACGAGTAGCCACGACACCGAAGCCGTCGTGGTGCGGTTGCCGCACGGCGCGCACAACCCGCTCGTCGACGAGATGGGCAGCATCCGTTGGCTCGGCACGAGCGAGCAAGCCGACCCGGCGCGGCGATTCCGCGCGAGCGTTGAGGGCGACAGCGAGTGCGACCTGTGCGGGCACCGCGAGATCGACTGGATCGAGTTCGGAATTGGGGGCGAGTCGTGAGCGCGCGCATCGAGTAGCGACGCGCTCAAGCGAAAACGCCCGCCCCCTGGGAAAGCATGGGGGGCGGGCGTTTTCTTTTTCGACGAATCGACGCGGCGACCGTATCAGCGGTCGTCGCCGTCAGCCAACGCTTCAAGCGCTTCGCGGATCAAGTCGTCGAGCATGGCCACGTCGCGCGCGGTCAAGTGCGGGATCTGTTGCGCGCATCGCGACGGTACGGCAAGCAATCGCGTTCGCACGGTCGCGAAGGCGTCGGTCACTTCGGCGCGCACGTCGGCAACGCGCACGAGTTCGCCGCGCTGTTGCGCGAGATCGAGTTCCGCCTGAGCGGTCTTGATCCGATCACGGCGCAGCGCTTCGGCTTCGCGCGCTTCGCGCAAGTCGACTAGCTTGTTTGCCGCCTTGATCGGCGTCGCCGGGTTGTCGTTCGGCCGACGGTACTGCGCCGACCGCGACCACTCTTCGTCGGCGAGATCCGGATCCAGGATCAGCCGGTGACCGCGCCCGTTGACGCCGACCGACTCGCGCAACCGACCCTGATCGATCGCTCGAAGGACGCTGTTGCGTGCGCACCCGCGTCGCCGGGCGTAGTCGGCGATCGTCATAGGGGCGGGTGCGGCGCGTTTGGGCACAGTCGACACAGGGTAAACCAGCGTTATTACCTAGCTATTTTTCGCGGCGTTCCGCACC